AGATCCTGAAGGAGCAATTGTTGCTAGATCTGCTGAAATTATTAATGTTTCATCTGGTTGATTCAAAGTTCCAGTAACACTTCCAATTGCTATACACTTGGCACCCTGACCGCTTCTACCAGCATTATAACCAATTGCTATTGAATTTCGTCCTTGTGAAGTGGCTCCTGCTTCATATCCTATTGCTACACTGTTACCACTTTGCAAAAATTCGGCAGCCTGAGCACCTATAGCGACAGAATAGTTACCAGCATTTGTTTCTTGTGCTTTGTATCCAACTGCTGTGTTTAAGTAACCTTGATTAGTCAATCCTGAGTTCGAACCAATAGCAACGCTACTAGATGCCTGATCTGTTTTTCCTGCTCGATATCCTATAGCAACACTAGAACGCTGGGAATCGTGAGAGGGGAATATACCCCCGTCACTTTGATTTTGATTACCTGCTTCAAATCCTATAGCAATACCTCCTGACAGTTGACCTGTAGCACCTGCACTTGATCCTAGAACAATTGTTTCATCTTGTGTCCTTAGAGAAGATGCAAAAACAGAGCCGTTAAGTCCGTCAACAATCAAAGTGCTGTCATCTGCAAACACACTGCCTTTGAAATCTGCTGTAATTAATTCAGGAAGACCGCCACTTTGAAAAGTTAAGTTGCCGTTGCCATCTGTTGTTAGAACTTGCCCTGACAATCCATCTGTTGCAGGAAATTGATAACTACCGTCACCACCTAGATGTGTAAAGTTGCCATCTAGTTCTTCATAGGTTAATGCTTCGCCTTTGTCTGCACGTTTAATTAATGTCATTCGCTAGTAGTTCCATCATCATCGTAGTGTTTGCCTACGTAACTACTATATTTATTTCCACGTATACCAGGATTGTCTTTAATATAATCAAACACTACATATTCAAATCGTGCTGTTTGGTTTTTTGTTGGAAGTGTTTTAAAACTAAAACCGTCTGCTGTTAATTCTGCTTCTGTATTACTATACTTTGGCATAGCATTATCCGTTTGCTATAACATTACCACTTGCTGTGGCTGCTGCATTAGGAACCCAACTAGCATGTCCGCCTGTGGCATCTCCTAATCTATGCACTGCAATATTATTTGCGAATACATTAGGTGACGCACCTACTGCTGGATCTCCACAAGCAGTTACATCGCCCAGTCTTACTGTCGAACTGTTGTTGGTAAACACATTTGGTGAGCCAGATGCGTAAGAAGTTTGATGGAAAGGACTAGGTGTTGGACTTGCATGTCCAATGTGTACGTCCTGTCCAACTCTTACTACTCCTGGCATCTATGTTGCAATTCCTGTTGTGCTTTGAATATATTGTTTAGACATTTCTTCTTGGGTCTTAACAACACAAACTACTTTATTATTATTTATAGTTACAGTTGCATCAGGACCAATAGTAAACATAAACGGTGCTAGTCCGAGACCTTTCTGTGTAGCCGTGACCATTAGTGGCTTGACTAATACCATTGAATCATTCTTATCTTCTTTATACCTTGCGACTACTTCTTCGCCTGATGTAAGTTTGATACTAACGGTATCTCCTGCCTTGTAGGGTGTTTCAATTATCATAATGTGTGTCCTGTTCCATTGTATCCAGTGTCATCTAGATACTTTTCTAATTCAACAAAACCGCCAATTGTTTTGCCACCAATTTTAATTTGCGGCACAGTCCGTGCACCAGGGAACCATTCAAGCAATTCTTCTCTTGTGTAATCAGTTCCTAATGACTTGTATGTGTGTTCAAGATTACGTGTTTTACATAAGTTGATTGCTTTTACGCAAAAAGGACAATTTGGTTTTCCATATATCTCAATCATTGTTTTTTCCATTCAGTTAGTTTTTGTATTGTAATTATCAATTATAGACTATCCAGAGTAAATTGTTGACCCTTTTTTGTCTGTAACTCTTACCATTATAACGCCCATTTTTTTCTTTTGCAATGCGGCCGATATGGCTTGGGCTTCTGATCCGTAAGTACCGAATGTAGTCCATGCTTCGTATGGTGAATGTTTTTTAAATTGAGCTTTGAACATACAAATACTTATCCTAAAGTGTAAAGTCTTTGAATGTGTCTTTTTCTACATCTTGCTTTACACCGCCAACAATGTAACTTTCTACTTCTGTTTCCTGTGGTGCAACTTGTAGTCCTGAAGAACTTAGCCAGTGTTGTGTCCACGGAAGCGGATTTGTATTGATAGGACGATCATATATTGTTTTTAGTCCTAGTGCTTTCAGTCTTTTATTAGCAATAAATTCTACATATGCATGTAATAGATTAGCATTAAGTCCTACAATGCTTCCTTTCTGGAATAGGTAATCTGCCCAACGTTTTTCTTCTTCAACACACTCACGCCACATTTCATAAACTTCTTCTTCACACTCTTTAGCAATCTTAATAAAATCTGGATCATCGTCACCTTTTGCCCAATGCTTTAGAATGTGTGTAGATAAGTTTAAGTGTGTTGCTTCGTCACGTGCAATTAATGAAATAATCTTTGCAGATCCTTCCATTTTCTTTAGCTCGCCAAATGCAAACGTACAGGCAAATGATACATAGAAACGTAAACCTTCTAATATGTTTACAGTCATCATTGCTTTGTATAATTGCTTTTTAACTTCATACATGTTACCTTTTTTATGATGGAAGAAGTTGTCTGCAATTTCATTAAATTTGTCGTACTCTTTAGTAACACTTTCTGCTCTTGCAATAATTTCTTTGTCTTCTAAGATAGTATCAAATACTTCTGCAGGATTTGCATAAACATTTTTTACAATGTGTGTATATGAACGACTATGAATTGTTTCTTGGAAGTCCCAACATACGATACAACTTTCTAATTCTGGGTTAGAACAGTATGGTAAGAAAGCAAGACAAGGTCCACGTCCTTGTACACTATCCAATAGAGTTTGATATTTCAAGTTGCTCGTAAAAATATGTTTTTCTTCTTCACGAAAGTCTTGATAGTCTGATCTATCTTTTTGTAGACTCACTTCTTCTGGACGCCAGAAGTAACCTAACATCGTTTGATTTAGTTTGTCATACTCTGGATAACGGAATACATCATAGCGTTGCGTATTTCCGTCTTCTCCAAAAAACATGAACTCTTTAGTGAAATCCACTTTGTTCTTGTTGAATACTGTTTTACTTGTCAATTTTTTGCTCTCTTTCTTTTTCGTCATATACTCTAAATATTACAGGCCTCACACTCTTCGCCATCATCAATATCTGCCGAAACATGTTCGCTTCCGTTCATGTGGCCATTCATGTGGCCATTCATCGTGCCGTTCATTTTAGCACCGTTTACTTGTGTGTCAACAACAGTTTCTTCCAAACCTGCTGGCTGCACAGCATCTTCTTCACCTTTAAAGTCATAGGTGTTTTGATAGTAACTTGTTTTCCAACCCATTTTGTAAGTTGTCAACATGTCTTTCATCATTACACTCAAAGGCACTTCATTGTTCTCAAAGTGTGTTGGGTTATAACTCCAGTTTCCGCTAATTGCTTGATCGTAAAACTTTTGCATAGCGGCAACGATATTGATATAACCTTCATTGCTCGGCATATCCCAAAGTAATGTATAAAAATTCTTTAGCGTATGAAACTGCGGAACAACTTGTTTAAGAGGCCCTTTCTTGGACTTCTTAATGGACAAGAAAGCTCTTGGAGGCTCGATTCCGTTTGTTGCATTCGACACAACGGAACTGCTCTCCGAAGGCATCTGTGCGGACAATGTGCTGTGCCGTAGCCCGTGCTGCTTAATGTCCTTCCTAAGATCATTCCAATCATATTGCAGTTTCGCCTTTATAACATCATCGACATCTTTCTTATATGTGTCGATAGGTAATATACCGTCAGCATATTTAGTACGATTGAAGTATTCACAAGCACCACGTTCTTTAGCAAGTTCATTACTTGCAACAAGTAGATAATATTGAAATGCTTCTGAAAGTTCGTGTACTAGTTTCCATGCTTCTTTATCGTTGTATTTTACTTTATGTTTAGCAAGATAGTGTGCAAGTCCAATGTAACCAATACCAAGAGAACGTCTTGCTTTAGTGCTTACTTCAGCAGCCTTAACAGGATATCCTTGATAATCGATAATTTCTTCTAGAGCTCTTACTGCAAGATCACATAAGTTTTCTAGTTCTTCAAGTTGAGTAATAAGTCCTACATTAATTGCACTAAGAATACAAAGAGCAATTTCTCCTTCTTCATCATCAATATGCTGAATAGGTTTAGTTGGAAGTGTAATCTCCTGACATAAGTTACTCATGTAAACAGGATCTTTAAATGAAATATGACTGTTTGCGTGATCAACATTCATAATATAGATACGTCCTGTTTCAGCTCGTTCTTTTAATAGATCACCAAACAACTCCCTTGCTTTAATTTTTTTCTTTCTAATAGAAGTTTTTCTTTCTGCTGCTTCGTACAATTCTTGAAACTTTTCGTTGTCTCCGGAATAGAAAGCCTCATAAACTTCTGGTACATCGTGTGGCGAGAAAAGAGTTATATCGCCGTCAGCCAATAGCCTTTCATAAAAAGTTTTATTGATTTGAATTGAATAGTCTAGTTTACGTACTCTGTTATCTTCAGTACCTTTATTATTCTTTAATACAAGAATGTCTTCAATCTCATAATGCCAAATAGGAAAGTGTGTTGTAGCACTACCACCACGCACACCGTTTTGCGTACAACTTCTTACCGTGCTTTCATAAACTTTTAGAAATGGGACAACGCCTGTATGGGCTACTTCTCCACCTCGTATTTTTGAGTTGATTGCACGTACTCGTCCTGCATTGATTCCAATTCCTGCCCTTTGAGCAATGTAGTAACCGATTGCACTATTACTGCTAAAGATACTAGGAAGAGTATCATCCACATCAACAAGAACACAACTGGCAAACTGACGAATAGGAGTACGCACTCCTGCCATGACAGGCGTTGGTATGTTGATTTTAAAAAGTGAGGTCGCGTCATAATATTTTTTTACGTAGTTTAAACGTGTCTCCTTAGGATAATGAGCAAACAAAGTTGCTGCGATCATCATGTACATAAACTGCGGCGTTTCAAAAATGTCGCCGTTGCTTCTGTCTTGACACAAATATTTATCGGCTACCTGACGTAAACCTGCATATGTAAATTCTTCGTTACGATCATGTTTGATCCATGTGTTCATTTTCTTTAATTCTGTTTGAGAATATTTCTCTTTAATAGCAGGATCATAAACACCACGCTCGATGTTTTCATCAATAATTTCTGTTAGGGATTTATGTTCGTATCTTCCGTACACCTGCTTTTGTAAAGTATACAGTAATAAACGTGCTGCCGCATATTGATAATTAGGTGCTTCTAATGAAATAAGATCATTAGCACTCTTGATTAAAATATTTTGTATTTCTTCCGATGACATACCGTCGTAGAACTGTAAGTCAGCGTTCATTTCTATTTGTGATGCACTTACACCAGAAAGCCCTTTACACGCCTCCTCGACTACAAAATGCATTTTATCTAAATCTAATTTTTCCTTTGAGCCGGAACGCTTCGTGATGTAAATTTCTTTTGTCATCTTTATTTCTTGCCTCAATTCCTTAATTATTTGTATAAGGGTATTTATCGGGATCGGGTTAGGCCGCCCCCATTACAGAACAAATGAAGAAACCACTTCACTTGTTTAATAAGTTTTTATTGTAACAGAAAGTGTCAAAGAACACAATAGAAAAAGTGCTCAAAAACGTATTTTTATACGCCATAGGAAACATCAAAAGATATATTGCCTGTTTCCCCTGTTGCTAAAGGATTTTTGTAGTACAATACAACTGTTTCAATACCACTATCTGTGTCGTTATCTCTTAGTTCTACATCAAACTGAAAGTTACTCATTATTCTACCACCTTCTGAAGTTGTGGTTGAGTCTGAATATTGATAATTATCTGTAAAACTAATTTTTTGTAGGCCGTCACCGATTGTAATTACAAGTTTGCCGTACCTAACATGAGCACCTAATCTTAGAATGTAATTCAAAGATATAAAATTGTTCAGTGCTCCAAAGACCGCCACTGGTCTAAAACTGTTTGATAAAAATATTTGTGAATTGTTTCTGTTAGTAATTTGAGTAAAGTCTGAATTTACAACCTCTGATATACCTGTTATTGTTTCAGAACTTACAATGCCTGCATTTTGTTGTCTGTTACTAAAACAATTTGTTACAATGTTGTCTGTGCTTTCACCAAATGATATCATTGGCCAAACAGGATTAGCGGCTGTGTTCGTGCTGTTACCACAATTAGTAAATGAAGATCCTATAAATTTAGTTCCAGATCCCCAATTGCTATTGAACACATATCTGCTAACTTCTTTGAAGTCACAATCTTTTATTTGCCAGTTATTTGCCTGTCCATCTACTCCTATAACATTAATAGATGTATCATTTACAAAAAATTCGCAGTCATGGAAATCAATCTTTGTGTCAGTTGCTATGGTCTGACTACACTTAACACTAACTGCATTGCTTTCAAATTTACAACCTTTAAATTTTATACCATCAACTTTGATTCCTGCGGTAGTGTTATTCCAAAACACAGCACTATCTATTGTTGCAAGATTAATACTTGATGATGGAGTGCGAAGTTGGTATTCACCTTTCCAGGTAACATTTTCAAATGTTGAATC